TCAGTCTTGGCTGTGTTTAAACTTGTTTTAATAGTATCGAAATTATCCCTGAATGTTTGGGTGTCGTTATCGGCACCTGCTACAGGAAAGTTTTCGTTTATGCTCAAATAATTTATATTACTCACGGTTTCTTTTCTCCACGTTGCGGGAATACAAAGTATTTATCCTCAATCTGTCCGTCAACTATATCTATGATATAGCGATCTGCAACAAAGTCAATAGACTTAAAATCAAACGCTTTTTGCTTGATTCTAGCTAAAATACTGTCGGCTTTCCCTGGTTTTGTATAGCACAATACTAGTGCTTTGGTAAATCCAAGCTCAAAAGTCTTTGTTTCTTGAATGCTTCTCATCCATAAAGGTAAAAACTCTCTATCTCTTTCCCCAACAGTTTGTATTCTCTTTCTCATGTTATTTACTGAATTAGGAAAAATTCTTTGATGATCTGAATCACTAACTAACGGAATATCGCTATCAATGCTGATACTGTCGTAACTAACAATAATTTTACTGTTAATATCGTCCTTTAGTTCTATTACCTGTGATATGCTTTTACCGTTCTTTTCAAGATCGTCAATTAGATCAACATAGACAACTTCATATAAAGTTGATTGTGTAGTTGGATCTTTAGCTACTGCTTTTTTAACATCACCGAACGTAAAGCGTTTATTATAATGATTCTTGCCCATTGCAGAAACAAAAGTTTGTGCTGTATTACTTTCAATCCCTGCAAATAGTAATGCTGTTAGTTCACTTTGTACTCCGTAGTTTTTATCACCATAACGATATATGTCAGCAGGTTTAAAAACAGTAGAGTCGGTAATAAAGTTAAACCATGATAATCTTTTCTCTTTTGATTGTAATGCTCTAACAAATATGTTTGAGAATACTGTTTGGTTATCAGCAACAACTTTAATTTTAAATTCTCTTGTAGATTCAGCAAAGTTTGCACCATCTTGAGCTTTTATTGTAAATTTAAATTCTTTGTCAAACGATGTTCTTTGTTGATCAAATGTTAAACTAAAATCTCTAGAACGAGTTGAAGAATCTTCTCCAGCACTATCCTGTTCATAAAATCTAGTTAATCCAAGCCCTTGATTATCTTGAAACTGTTTTACTTTACCCTGTATAAGTCCTGTAGGTAAAAATTCTAATCCTTCAGGTAGCTTTCCGCTTTCTAATGTGTATAATATTCTACCACCGTATAGTAAACTTTGTGCTTCGACATATAAGTTACTAGGCTCATTGGGTTTAATACTTCCTCTATCAGAAGGTGTAATCCATGATATTGAACTTTCTATTTCACCTATGATGTCTATATTAAATGTTCTTTCAACAGTTGAAACACCCGGTACCCAATAGTCTGTGTCAGTAGGTAATCTGTTTTGATTTTGCACAGTAGCAATATAAATGATACCATCATAAACAATTGCTTCGTTAACATTATAGATTCTAGTACTGCTCCAATTACCTACAAGTGTGTAATTAATTGTTGCTAGGTTCGCAGGAAAGTTTACAGCTCTCATTGTGAACTGATAGTTTTTAGTTACTGCTGCTTGATAAGGAACTTTACCAGAAAGGTCACCGGTCACAGTGTCAAGTGTAAGACCAGGTGGTATAGTACTTGCGGTACCGTCTGGATTATTTGCAACCAAGAAATAAGTTATTGTACCTGACAACGTAGGTGGATCATAAACATCTAGTGCAACAGTTACAAAGTTATTTGCTCTGTATCTACCTAAGTAAGGATCTGTAATCCATAGTGGCTGTCTGTTACCACTATTATCTGCTTGGAATAAATTTGTATCAACTTGTAGTAATGTGTTATCTGCTTTTAAAAATTCTTCAGTAACAACATAAATCTTAAATGTTCTGTGCAAAGCATTAATGCCGTCGGTAACTGCGATACTGAAAGTATATTCTCTACTTAACTTTCTAGGTATCTGACTTCCTTCTGCATAGTCAAATCTTTGTGTGTCGTAAAAGTACGTATCGAATCCTGTTGATGTATTTTTTGCAATATCAAGTGGAACAGTATCAAAAGAATGTGTATCGTATGCTCCAGTATTAGCTGCATTGTACTCTACAGCCTGCACAGGCTCCGTAAAACCGCTGATCTTTCCTGTTTGGGACAATGACAAGCCCGGAGGTAAAAGACCGCTATTAGGCACCATATAGTAGCTTAGAGTCTCCCCTGCTGTAAGGTCTTTGTCTGTTGCTTGTAATTGGAAGTCTATCTTAGAATCGTCAAGTGCAAAGTATGCATCACCTTGCCCAACATTTAGATATCCTCTAGTTGTAATCCATTCTGGAAAGTCTGCACCAGTAATTGACATGCTAAATGTTCTGTCCATACACCCACCAGTACTGTCATCGGCTCTGATAACAAATTTCTTAGTTGTATGTTTTGTAACTTCTCCAGGTGCACCTTTAATAACACCTTGGGATAATACACAACCTACAGGAAGTGTACCAGCAATTATAGAATATGTGATTGGATTAGAAGTGTCTGTAGACGCCTCTATTGGAATGTTGACTGTGATCCTTTCTTCGAAAGTACCTAAGTCTCCTGCTGGCGTTATCCAAGTAATTGCCATTTAGACTTCGCTCCCTATATGCCGCCAACATCTAAATTGATTCCTGAATCATACGTTAGTGTACCAAAATCAATATTAGATCCTTGCAGTGCTAATTGTATGGCATTTTCAAATCCTGAAGCTCCAACAGGTCCGAAATCGTATGTTGTTAAGTACTCAGTTACAGGTACAATAGTTTTAAATTTAATAGTGCTGCCTACAGCAGTAACTTCAATGTCTTTGAAACCGTTTTCTGATTGTGGCGCACTAGTACCTTCTAGAGTAATTTGTTGGTGTGTATTAGCCAACATACTACCACTGTCTGTATCAATTCTTGTAAATGCATCTGGTGCTGTACTAGCAACAATAATAGCTTCTGGACCTTCATCAAGTTGCATTTTAGCGCCAGCTACTAATTTTCTAAAGTTTAAGTTTGCACCTACTTTATCTTTAAACACACTAACACCGTTAGCACCTGTATTGGTTGCAGTAATTGTTAATTCTGTTTCAAGTGTTGAAAAGTTTGTATTAACTTTCTGGAACGCTGTTCGCAGATCATCACCTAATCCATCGTTTACAATATTACCTATGTTTATTAATTGTATCGCCATTTGTCACTCCTAATGTAGATCCGCCCAGCCTGCTGTACTGTCACCATTTGCATCAGCAGCGTATCCTTGAAACTTTCCTGTTGTTGTATTATAGATCATCATACCTAACACTGGTGTAAGTGCATCTACTTCAGTCTGTGTTAGTTGTGGTGGTCCAACATATAATTCTGTAAAGTTAGAATTAATTTTTTCAAACGCCCCACGTAGAGTATCGCCTGTTCTATCGTTTGCGGATGTTCCAATGTTTACTGTAAGTTTTGCCATCTATCCGCTCCTATACCCAACCGCCGATTGCAATTTTGCCCCAGCCCGTACTCTTGCGGACATAGACATAACTGTCATCAACTCTAATTTCGCCAACTTCTGCTACTTCTGATTCTGAACTTGGAGCAGCACTATTTGGTGCAATCTTACCTGTAACTGTGCCTGTTGCACCATCAATTACTACAGAAGAGTCATCACCAAATACCGAACCTCTAATATCAATAGTTGCGGTACCATTTAGCACTGCTGCTGGTATTGTGCTGCTAACAGCGTCTATTAGTAATGTACTATCATCGCCAAACACACTACCTTTAATATCAGTCACAGGACTTCCTGTGTACGATACTTCACCTGATGTTGCATTGTACATTAGCATAGTTGTACCAACTGCATTTCTAATTGGTTTAATTACTAGACTACTTGCTGTAGTATTTTCTACTGCGCTACCTGTTGCGTTGATTACAATTGAGTTTGCGGCTTGACTTGTTTGACCTGCATACTGTCCTAAGGCTATTGCTTTTGCACCTTGATTATTCTCGCCTGCTTGACTACCTAGAGCAACTGCATTTTGACCTTGATTAGTATTACCTGCATTGTTACCAATTGCTTGAGCATATGTACCTTGCGTTGTTTCACCTGATCCCTTACCAATTGCTACTGATTCTGCGCCTTGCGTTGTTTCACCTGCTTGATCACCGATTGCTACTGCACTGTTACCTTGGCTTGTTTCACCTGCTTGATCACCAAGTGCTACTGCACTTGTGCCTTGTGTTGTTTTACCTGCGTAATAGCCAACCGCTACTGCACCAAGGCCTTGACTTGTTTCACCTGCCAGGTTACCAATTGCTACTGCAAAATCGCCTTGACTTGTTTTACCTGTTTGTTTACCAAGTGCAATAGTAATTTCACTTGTTCTTAAACTTGTTGTATCTACTGGGCCAATGATCTTACCTTCCACACCGTCAACTAATAATCCTGAATCGTCTGCAAACACTGATCCTGTAATATCAATCTTCGGATCAACTGCAATAGTAATCTTATCGTTGGGTGAATCAAGTGTAATACCAATACCGTAACCAGATTCAAACGTTAAAATATCAGCAGTACTATCTGCTGCAATACTTGTTTGTCCATCAACAGCAATTTGTTGGAATGTTGGAACTGCTGGAGCACCGTTTGAAACAGTTGTAATACCTGTTGCACCGTCTGTCGAAACTGTAATACCAAAACCTTGTTGTACTTCTAACACACCTGTGTTAGTAAACTGTACTGCACCTGTTGTTGCACTAACTGAAATACCTTCGCCCGGTGTTCTTCCGGTTGCTCTGCTAGGAATGTTAGTTGTGTTTTGTGCAGATGTAACACCTGTGTTAGTAATTGTTACATTGCCTGTTGCTGAGCTAACACTAATACCTGTACTTGCAATTGCTTGTGTTACACCATCGTTAATAAATGTAATACTGTCTGCATCACTTCCTGCTACTAGTTGTACACCTGTGCCACCGTAAAATGATAATGTATCATTTGTATGATCAGCTTCAACAATGTCGCCATCATCTAAGTTGATATATCTAAAATATCTTTTTTCAGGATCAATAATTAAGTCACCGTTAATAGTTGAACCAAATGGTAAATCAACTTTACCACTTTCACCTTTAACGTGTGCTGTACCTAAGTATAAGCCGTTATCTTCGTTACCTGCTGAAGATAATGTTTCAGCAACATGTACTTCTTTCCATTTATGTGTAGCATCACCTAAAACTTTTACAGAGTCTGCTGCTGGTTTAACAGAAGTTGTAAGTGCTTCTAAGTTAAGTGTGCTGAATTCATTAAGTCCTTGTGTTTTACCACCCGATGAATATGCAGTAAATGCTGTGCCATTAACAGCTGAACTAATTCCTGCGTCTGTATAAAGAGCAAAGGTATTACCTGTTAGTACATCTGCATAATAAGTATTACCATTTAGTTGTGTCATGCCTACTACATCTGTAATAGTTACACGTTGTCCATCAGTAAGTCCGTGTGCTGTTGAAGTTGTAACTACAACAGGACTTGCCTGAGTAGCATTAGTAATTGTTTTTTGTTCGCCGCCAGCAAGTGTTGCACCAATAGTTACAAAGTTTGCATTGACTTCATCTAATGCACTTTTAAACTTATCCCATAAGAGTGGTGGATTACCTGGCGTTATGTTTGTATTATATGCCATTAGTTTCTCCCTACCGCTACTTCAATTGTGCCTATATGATCGCTATCATATGCTTCAATTGCTTTTCCAATAATTGTACCTGCTCGTACATCACCATCTGCTACTGTACCAACACCATGTATGCCTGCACACACAATTAAATCACCTTTTTCAATCTTGCCAACTACCTTACAAGGTACTCTACCTTGCAGCGCAACAAGATTTTTAAATCCAGGACACCCTGCGTACATAACATATGCTGCTCTATCTGAAACAACACCTGCTACTTTTGGATCACCTTTCTTATTAGAAGTTGTGACTTCCTTGTCACCACCAAATACTAACACTGTTCCGACTTCGTATTCCTTGTCACCTTCGTAGTATTCTGCAAGGTCAGCTGCATAAGTTGCTTCAAACCTTGATTCACTTGGAGTTGTTCCTGTTAATGTCCAACGTCCTGTTACTGTACCTGCTGTAGTATTACCACCAGTTGTTAATGATGTTGTAATAATTTGTGATGCTTCAACAGGTGCTAGTGATACACCGTTCTGTGTTCTAAACTTGTGATAGTCGTTATCATAAAAGTTTCTCTTGTCTGTTGCAAGTGAACCGTTCTGTAAATATAAACCACCACTACCACTTGAACCTGTATATAATCTTACATAACTTGCAGATCCTGATGTACCATAACCTACTGCTGTGTTACCGTTAACAGTAAATGAGCTTGTAGCGTTCCAAATTCTTGCACTGGCATCTGCGTTGCTATCTCTTTGAACAAGTTGACTTGCACTTGCATTAGCAGTTGCTTCAATGATACCGTAATCAACATCAGCTGTATTACTTGAACTACTTGTTCTTCTTAAGAAACCAGTTGCATTAAATTGTGATTTTTTAACAGAGCCACCTTGATCAACAACTGTTGTCATTAATACATCTGTAGGAGCACTAGCACTTAGTAAGTTATTACCTAATACACTCTTACCAGTAACGTTTACTAGTTTTGCTTTTGTAATCGTGCCATCTGTAATTGTTACCCAACCGTTTGTAACAGTAAAGAATGTATTATCAAATGCTGCAATACCTTTGTCAGCTTGTGTAATACCTGTATCATTTGCACGTACTTGAGCATCTGACATGCTCAATTTACTTTGTACAATTGCTGCTGAAGCATTAACGTCAGCGTTATCAATTACACCTGGTTGAATTTGTGCGTCAATTGTATTTGCAGTTGAATCAATACCTAAAGCAATATCACCTACAACAGATGCATTAATAGCATTATTACCATCGCCTGTGAATACAAGTATATCATTTGATTCAAGATTGCTTAGTGTAAATTCTTGTAGGTTACCAAATGTTAAGTTTCTTAAGTTAACCGCATCTTGTGGATTTGTTGGATCTCCAACATTAAGAAGTTTGAATCCACCACTGTCGAGTGGACCTTTCATAGCCAGTGAACCGTCCAGTGCCATAAAGCCACCACTGATAGGTGGAATTAAGTTTGCTGACGTTACTGGAGCACCAGCGTGTGTGGTACCAAGTCGTCTTTCAATATAAAGTCTAGTTGCGTTCTCCGTCGGTACTGTATCAACAGCGTTGTCAGTCATACCAGAGTCTGTACTAAACTCAGATACTGGAACACCACGTTTAAATCCAATACCGTCCAAGTTACTCAATGCAATAGCTGCTGAGAATGTAACCTGACCAGTACCTTGGTCAACTCTAAAGTAAGGTCCAACATTGAAGTTACCAAATTGGTCTGTGGTTACATAGAACACACGTCCAACGTTTCGTTCATCTGTTTCTGTATCAGGATTAAACGCATTAACTGATGGACCATAAATCTCTGTTGGATAGTTAGTATCTGCATATGAACCTGTACCAATCTCAAGTAAATCATGAGATGTAACACGAGTCAATGAAATTCTAATTGTTAATTTACCATTAGCACCATCAGCGTCTTTTGAAACAGCTGATTTAATAGTATAACTTGATGAATATTGTGTAAGAGGATCTACTAGTGGTCTATTAAGTGTAATTCTTGCCCACGGATTACCAGTTACAGTTTCATCTTCAAACAAGTCAATTACATAAACTTCACCGTTGAATACAAATGTACTTCCTTGTACCCTTGATCTTTCCTGAGGAGCAACAGCAACAACAGCAAATGAGCTATCTCCTACAGCACCTGTTGGTGTGTAGTATGAATGTGTTCCACTTTGAACACCGGTTGTGTCAACTTGTACAGCACCTGATAGTGTTGGATATTCTGTACTTACAGTAAATGTATTTGCATCAAGAACTGTGTGTACAAAATAGTGTTGACTTGTGTTAAGTCCTGTTGGTAATGTACCTGTTGTTGTAAGAACAATTGGATCACCTTGGGTAAAGTTATGTGTAGTTTTTGTAAGCACAGCTGGAGAAGCTACTGATATTGTAACTGTATTTGTTGTGCCTGCTTTTGCTTCACCTGGCTTGTAATATGTTAAGTCAATGTAGTTATAGTTTTCTCTAAGAGTCGTAGTAGTCAACCCTTCGATAATAGCTGAATGTACTCCTGTTCCTGTATCTGTTGTAGTAACAGGTGTTGAACCATTAATAGCAGTTGATATTTCAAACTGGGTAGCAGTTAAGTTCTCTTCTCTAACCCAATGAGTTTCACCAGCTACAATTCCTGCTGGTAAAGTACCTGCAGAAGTAAAGCTCAATCTATAGTTGAATTTTAGTTTGTGTGGTACAACACATTTAATAGTTGGAGTACCATCGGTTAGTGTTAGAGCTGAACCTCCAGCACTTGTACTTAAAACAACACTGTTGTATGTTGGAACGCTAATAACATGATAAGTTGTACCTGAAGTTATTCCATTTGCTGTTGATCTTGGAACAATAGTATCACCAATAATTAATCCGTGATTCTGACTAAACGTAGCAACATTACCTGTTGCTGCTGTTGCAGTAATACTTGCAAGGAATGTACCTACACCTGGTGCTGCTGCTGTAAATTCTACTTCATAGTTACCTCTTGAATCTAATGCTGACTCAAACTGTAAGACACGATAAACATCTGTGTATTCTTGTAATATTAAACCAGTTGATGGTCTTGTAGCAACGTCAACAAGTTCACCAGTTAACGTAACTTGTGAGTTAGAACGTAGTGTCATCTTAGTATTATCTGGAATAACAGCAAATAATCCGTCGAAGTTACCAGTTGAGTCACTTGTTAAGTTTAGTTTAGCAACTCCTGTTGGCAAGTCAGCAGTTGAAACTGACGTAACCGGGTATCTGTAAATTATATTACCATGGTCAACTTCAAGTTCTGAGTTATTAAGTGGCAAATAATCATACCCATCAACATAAAGAAACAGTCCGCCTTGTGTATTTGCAAAGCCTGCACTTGGAAAATAAGAGTAAACTGTTTGTGCAAGGTCGTTATATAATGATGTCGGTGTTGGAACCTCAAGTGGGTCTGAACCATCTGCAACCAATGCATAGATACCATGTGCAGAAGAACCACCAACGGACCTAATCTGCGCACCGTTAAGTGACATGTAAGATGCATAACAGTAATATGTAAACATTGAAACTGCTTCTGTTAAACCACCGTTGGTTGCAAGTAGGCCGTAACCCATGTCAGCAACCTGTGTAAAGTCATTTGATAACATTGATCTGTTACCAGGCATCAATATTTCATAAATTCTTTCTATCGAGTGTGTTCCACTACCAGCACTTGTTGTTGCAACTGATAGTCCACCTGGTGTTGCTGAAACTTGGAATGTATTGGTTGTTAAATTAACACCTGAAACATAATAATCTTGACCAACAACTAATCCTGTTGGTAATGCACCTGTTGTTGTAAATTTAACAACAGCACCTTCTTGTAATTTGTGTGCTGATGAAGTAATAACAGCAGGGTTAGCGTTTGTAATTGTAGCAGTAACAGGTCCAGCAGTTCTAGTAAATGGTGTAGTTTCATCTAAGATGAATGATGCTGACGAGCCGTTTTTGTTAAAGACAAAATCTCTAACGTAGTTTACTCTGAATACTGTATCATCAACAATAAACGAACAAGGAAGCTGTGGTACTCTGTCTAGTCCTGTTACTTCAATTCTTGTGTTAGTTGTTGACGAAGCGTGTCTAAATTGTAAGTTACCAGCAAAGCCGTCAACAAACATACCACCTGCAAAAGTTTGTTTGTTTATTGATTTTGAGAATGATGCTGATTCTTGACAGTATGGTGACTTAGCAAGGATTTGTCCTTCTGGGTCAAGTACCATCATAAAGCCGCCATGTCCTTGACCTGTAACAGCTCTAATAATATTAGCATCGTTCATTAAGAACATGTCTAATTTGTCGTTCTCTTCTGGATAGTTAACACTACCTGATCCGTCAATTACATCTTCAATAGCATCAAATAGTTCAGCAACAACTGCTTGTGTTCCTGTTTCTGCTATAAATGATGTATCAATAACCTGTAGTGCTGTAGTTACTGTTCCTGGAAGTGCTAAGTTTTGTATAACATAATCAATTGCTAACTGCGCTCTTTCAAGTCCTGCAATTGTTTGTGAAAGTTGTGTAGTAATTGCTTTCCGACCACTTGCAGTCTGATAATATTTTAAACCTGCGGAAATAGTTCTATTGTATCCACCGTACTTCAGGTCGAATATCATAGCATCAATAATTAATCCTACATCACGTTTACATTGTGTTTTGATATATGTATATGCGTTTGTAAATGGTGCAATGTTTCCAGCAATTTGCGTATCGATCCAATCAACAACTTCGTTTTGAATGAATGATTTATTAAGTTTGATAAGTGCTGCTGACTTTCTGTAAGCACCTTTGTTATCAACTTTAGGATAAACTGGTTGTGTTTTGTCTGTTAGGTAATGATGAGCATACAAATCTGCACCAATGGTCATTCCATCAATGTTTGTATCTCTTCTAAATTTTTGGAAAGCCCAAGGTGAACTTGATGTACCTGGTCTTGGTTTAACAAGAACACGTCTAAATTCATCACCAATGATTGCAACGTTCTGAGGTACTTTAAGTGGATAGTTTTCTTGATAAATTCCACTTTCAACAAGTACTGCAATTTGAACTTGGTTAGTAATATCACCATATGAAATAGGTTCATCAAGTATAAATGTTCCGTACTTAATATCTACATCAAATATTTCGTTACCGTTACTATCTAGTGCTCCTTCGTGTGCAAGAATCTGCGCAAGTGCGCCTGATGTTTCACCACGTAAGTATAAACCTTCTCTAATATCTCTTGTTCTAAATGCTATCGGAGTATCTGTTAATACATCACCTGTGTAGTCTGTACGATAGCCATCTGTTTTTAATAAGAATCTTGGCAAGTCAACTTGAACAGTTCCAACTGTTGTAAATCCACTACCTGCATCTGCAATATCAATACCAGTGATAACACCACTGGATATAACTGCTGTACCAAAAGCACCTACTGCTGATCCTGTTCCTACAACACGTACAGATACTAAGCTGTAACTGTTACCACCACTGCTAATATCAACACCGTTTACTTTATATGTTACATCAAATGTAGCACCTAAACCAAATGTTGAATCAGAAGTTGTAACAACTCCGCTTGTTCCAGGCAATACTGTGTAATCACCTTGTGCTAAAAGTTTGAATGTTGTGATAGCACCTGGTGTTGTTGCTGTTGATAGTACTTCAATAGTTGCACTTGAACCTGTTCCACCTTGGAGTGTAATAATATCTCCTGATTGGTAGTTTGCACCTGGTGCATTAAGTGTAATTGTATCAACACTCATTCTTGCACTACCAACAAATCCTGCACCTGATGAAGGTGACGTATCAATTTGTGAAAGTGTTACAGTGCCTGAGCCGTTATTAAATGTAAGTTGTTTCTTATAAGGACCAATATCGTCTAATGATTCTAATACTATTTCTTCAGCACGTTTTAATGCTGCTTCAATTGTTTTATAAGCATAAGCAAGAGCTCTACCTTGTAGTTCTTCACTTACACCTACTCTTTCATCTTGACCTGATGTAGCAACATATAGGTTTACCTTACTACCAAATGATGCATTATCAACATATTGTTTTGTTGCAGCAATTAAGCCATCATATAATTCGTCATCTGCAGGTTCTGGACTTCTGCTTAAAATTAATGGTCCAGTCATTGTACCAAATGCTACATTTGGATTACCTGTTGACGGATCAATAGCACCAATACCTGCTCTTGAAATCTTTGTATCTACATATGCTTTGTTTGATGCTTCATCATTTGAAACAGGAGTAGCCATATCTTTAATACGGTATGTGTTACCACCTGATGCAACAGATAAGTTACCACCTAGCTGTGGACTAGGGTCACCTGAGATTTCACTAAACTCAGTAGCAACAATAATCTGGTTTGCATTTGAAGTATCATCGACTGTGATACCTAAACCTGCTGTAATTTGCTTAAATTGTAATCCGTCTGTTGTTGGATTAACCGCTAGTACAGCACCTTCTTGACCTAAAAATGTAGTAGGAGTATCGTCAAGTGCAATAAAAGTAAGTTTTTCACCAAGTCCTAGTGAGCTATATAGTTCTTTAAAATTATCATTCGTCTTACGAAACGAATCTCTAATACTATCGCCGGTACCATCGTTACCTATTGCGCCTATATCTACAATCTTACGTGCCATGTACTATGTCTCCAAGTATCTTATTCCTAATGTATTTAGCCAATAATTTTACAAGCCTAATGTAAAATAGTAAATACATGCATGTTCATTAAAACTGAAAAAGTACATACTCACTATAAACGGCAGAGTAAACTTGGCAAAAAACACGAATATCTTCGTGAAAAAACTGTTGTTCACCTACAGTGTGATAACTGTGATACTGTATTTACCAGGGATCTAAAAAAGATGAACTCAAGCCGGTTAAACAATAACTACTTCCATGTGTGTACTAATTGTGATGCTAAACGTTTTGCTCAACGCAAAGGTGTAGAACAGAAACAAGTATGGGATTTGCCTGTAAACACAGACTTACCTTTATCTAAATTCTAGTAGATCTACTAGTAAGTTCTTTTTTTACTTTTACTATAGTTTTAGGCTTTGCATTACTGCTACCTATATAGTCTACTAGCTCTTGTGTAGAGATACACTTCATATAAAAGTGTTGAGTTTCAGTTTTACCTGTGGATTTATTTCTAATTTTTTGTGATGGTTTAAATTTTACTGGCATTATTCTGGACCGTTATTGTGTTTTCTTTTTAATTTTTTATTATCCCAATTCTCTATTGCTTCTTTAATTGATTCTTCTGCTAGTATCGAACAATGTAGTTTCAATGTAGGAAGTTCTAAAGCATCGGCTATGTCTTTATCTTTTATTTCTAGTGCTTCAGTCATCGAAAGACCTTTAAGCATTTCTACAAACATGGTTGAACTAGCAATAGCACTTCCACACCCATATGTTTTAAATTTTACATCTTCAATTATATCAGTGTCAGGATTAATTTTGAGGTCTAACTTCATTACATCACCGCATGACGGTGCACCTGTCATACCAGTAGCAATGTTTGGATCGTTAGGATCAAACCTTCCAACACCGTGTGCTTCAGGATCATTAAGTACATTTTTAAATCTGTCTACTACCTTATTGCTATATGCCATAATAATTATTTACCTCTTTAGTGAGCATTCCATTTAACCTTGCTAAAGTCAACACCGTCCAAGTACATGTCCCACAGAGGAGATAGTATTCTAAGTTTGCCAATTACATTAAGCATTGTTTCTGCAACACTATCTACTTCTTCTACAGTAGTTGTCCTGCCAAAACTAAACCTAATGCTACTGTGTGCTAACTCGTCGTCTCTACCTATAGCTCTAAGCACATAACTAGGCTCTAAACTAGCACTTGTACATGCACTACCACTGCTTACAGCAACGTTCTCTAGTGCCATAATCAAAGACTCGCCTTCAACAAAGTTAAAACTAATATTAAGTATGTTTGGAACTTTGTGATCTAGTGAACCATTTATGTATGACTCTTCAATAGTCGTAAGTTTGCTTAACAGTCTATCATGTAGCATTTTAATATGCTGTTTGTTCTGTTCCATTTCAAGTCTTGCGTATTTGAATGCTTCGCCCATGCCTACTATTTGATGTGTAGGTAGTGTGCCTGAACGCATACCTCTTTCGTGTCCGCCACCGTGTATTTGAGCTCTAAGTCTTACCCTTGGTTTCTTTCTGACATATAAAGCACCAATACCTTTTGGACCATATGTTTTGTGTGCGGATAAACTCATTACATGCACAGGAAGTTCTTGTAAGTTAAACTCTATTTTTCCTGTTGCCTGTGCGGCATCAACATGAAACATTATTTTGTTTTCAAAACAATACTTACCAATGCCTTCTATGTCATTGATAGTACCCATTTCATTATTAATATACATAATGCTAACAAGTATAGTATCGTCTCTAACAGCGTCTATAACCATCTGTGCTGTAACTATGCCATCTTCGTTAGGGTCTAAGTATGTAACTTCAAATCCGTCACGTTCTAATTCTCTACATGGATCTAGTACTGCTTTATGTTCTATCTTACTTGTTATAATGTGTTTGCCTTTGCTTTGATAAAAATCTGCAATACCTTTAATTGCTAAATTATCTGCTTCGGTAGCACCACTTGTAAATACTATTTCTTTGGGGTCCGCACCAATTAATTCAGCTACATTTTTTCTAGCCTCATCAACAGCATCATCTGCTTTCCAACCAAAACTATGACTTCTACTTGCTGGATTACCAAACTCACCTTCTTCGGTCATGTACTTAACCATAGTTTCAACTACACGTTTATCACATGGAGTTGTAGAAGCATAATCCATATAGATTCTGTTACCCGATGACTCTGCATGGGTATCGATTGTCGCTGTGACGTCTCTATGTTGCTTATGATCCATTAATGTATATGATTTTTAGTTTATTGTACAACAATTTAGTAAAGTTGTCAACCAAACTTATTTATCTGATGTAGTTGTGCCAACTATCATGTTTGATTTTTAATTGTAAGAGTTCTTTGTTTTTAATGAGGTCGTAGTAGGTAGGTCGATATGGATCTTTGTTAGGCACCGGCCTGAGTCGATCTCCTTTAGCAACGTTACAAGGACCACATGCAGTGGTCATATTTTCCCAGGTGTTTTTACCACCTTTGGAGATAGGTAACACATGATCAATGGTGCATTTGTTTCTGCTAGGTAGCATTATGTCGCAATATTGACATGTAAACTGATCTCTTAAGAAAATATTATATTTGCTTAACCGTACTTTTACATTCTTGTGAATATATTTTTTAACAATAACTACAGCAGGAACTTTAGTTTCCCAAGTAGGACTGCTAACCACCCAATCGTCATACCATTCTAGCACAGTTACACGTTCTGTAACCATGTATTTTATTGATTCTTGCCATGTGATTGTGCTTAAAGGTAGTATAGAATAAGGCTTTGCGTCAGCATTTAAAACCAAACAGTCACTCATTGGATAAAAGACCCTTTTCTTTTTTATGTCGCTAATATTTATATAAATACAGTATGACCATAAAGTTATATAGAAAAATAGTCATTGAAGCAGATACAGCTCGTGAAAATCTAGTGCAAGAAAAGTTGCCCTACGAGAAGAACGAGCTTGAAGTAATGAGCAGCGACACACTTGATTATCATTTTGGCAAACTTGCATCAGCGTATGTTAAAAGATACAATGATAAAGATGGCGATGATGATTTTAATTATGGCGGTGCAAAATTACATAATTTGTTCTTCCCACAGTTACAACCTATTTCTGTAGGCAATAAACCTACAGGCATATCACAGGAACTTATTGATAGTAACTTTGGTTCTTTTGAAAGTTTTAAAGAAGAATTTTCAAAAGTAGCTATGGGAATTCAAGGTTCCGGTTGGTTGTACTTAGATACAAAAGGACGAATCAAAACAATTAAAAATCACGGTTATAAACGTGGAATGAAAATTGCTTTGTTAGTTGACTGGTGGGAACATGCATGGGCACTGGATTATCAAGCAGATAAATCAAAGTACCTTGCTAATATTTGGAAGATTATAAATTGGTCAGTAATCAATGACCGCATACAAGGAGAATAATATGAATCCTATTAATTGGGTAAAAGATAGACTAGAAGAAAGAACATCCTGGGACGGTGCAGTCCTTATTGGAGTTGGTGTAGTTGTTCTAATCGCAGGACCATTTGCGAAATTAGCAGCATATGCAGCAATCGGATATGGTATTTGGACACTATGGAAAAAACAGGACTAGTTAAATTAACTCAATCAGCGGTCGATCATATGACCAAGCTGATAGACGAACAAGGTAAACCCATCGTTAGACTTGAAGTCAAAGGCGGTGGGTGTGCCGGTTTTCAGTATGAATGGTCCATGACTGAAAACTTAGAAGAAAAAGATGAAGTAGTTGACTTACCAAACGGTCAATTTGCTATTGATCAATTTAGTGTAATGTATGTTGCAGGTACTGAAGTTGATTTTATTAAAGAAGTGTTTGGATCCCAACTTATAATTAGAAATCCTAATGCAACGTCAAGCTGCGGCTGTGGCGAGAGCTTTGCGGCTTAGGTCATAGTTTAGCAAAGCCTTACTAGCAAGATTTTTTGCCTTACTTTCGCACATAATATCTGCCGAGTCACGGAAGGACAAAGCCCAGTCATTAACTGTATTGTTAGGATAGTAATCACTATGGGCTCTAAGTTTTTGCTTTTTGTAGCCTGCCTCTAGTAACTGTTCCATGTTAGGCATTGTGTCGTGTGCAAAGTCTTGCGGTAACCATTCGTCTCGACTGTATGAATAATGTATCACAGGTCGTACACCACGCCACGAATCTATCATGCGTAGATATCTATCGTCGGTGGGCAGTATATATTCGCCTGTGCGGACCCAGTGATGGTGTATGTCCAATACCAATGCACATGTGTCGACAAGTTCGAGGGAGGCTTCGATGCCCCACGACATTTCGTCGTTCTCGATCGTAATGCAGTTTCTCGCTTCTGGAGAAAGTCTTTTGTTAACTGCGTGTATGATACCGGCTGGACCTTGTCTACCTGATATATGGACATTGCACTTGAAGTCTTGGAAGGTCTTGCCGTATCCCATCCAGCGTATGACATCGGTGTGATATTCAAATTCTTCTATGCTCCTCTCTACAATTTCGGGGTTGTCGCTCGCAAGTACAGTAAATTGGCCTGGGTGCATCGATAGTCGGACATCGAGGGCTCTTGCCCTTTCGCCAATCGGTGCAAAGTGTTTCTCGCAGTATTCGCGGACGTCTGGCTTACGCCAATAATAGCCCCAAGTAGGCTCAGTATAAACAGGAAGTACATCGCTACCCAGTCGTACCATTCGCAACTCATCTGTTAAACTCCCTACGTACTCTATCAAATTAGCATAGCTCTGTATGTTGTGGACCATAATATCCCACAAGCGTTGTTCTGCATCTTCACGTGTTTGCCTGTTGAGCCATTGTACTGTTGTACTGCGAGTATTTAGTGGTCGTTGAATCTCTTCTAGCAGTTTCTTTTTCTGCGTCTGATCGTGCCACATGTATTTGCAGGCAAAGCCTATTCTCTTATTCATACTTATAGTATACTATCTTGTAAGTTTGATGTCAATCGTGGATCGCTCAATATTCTAAATGTTTCTTTCCAATCATTAACATGATAAATTTTTGAACGTTTAAAGTTTTGTCTTAGTGCTTCAGCAATAGGAAAGTCATTACCTGCAGGATCACAGCGATCACCAAAAAACAAAATACTATCGTCTTTGTCAAAGTCTACAAGTATCTGACTTTTATCTGATCCTATAGGTGCAATATCTAAACCTGTTTCACCACCTACTGTTGCTTTTAAATTATGGAACTCTCTGTTAAACAGTTCAGCAATAATATTTCTTTCTTTATGTTTGGTATCGTACTTTGCGTATAACTTACGTTCGCCTATTGTAGCATTGCGTCCTACAACGCTAAAGTTAATCATACCTGGGCGTTCTTCAATATGTAATCCTGTGCGTAGTGGAAAAGCACTTTCTTCTAATTTTTCTAATAGGAATGTTTTTGCAGCATATGGAAGTTTCCAATCGCTTCTTCTTATGTTTTTACTTGACTCGTATACATCTGCACCGCTACAATTATAAGCACGTCTAGCCAAGCCGTAGATAACATTACCTACTTGTTCTACAGTTTTCTTTTTATCGCTACCTGTAACGAGATAAACTTTGTTTTCTGTGCAGAAGTCAAAAAAGAATTTAGAAAATTCTTTATCTATCTCCTGACGACTTGGCGTCAATGTACCGTCTACATCAAATATAAACTTCATACTGATTATTCCTCTATCGGAATATCAGTGTACAGTCTTTCGAACTCGGCCCAATACATGTATTCGTCATACACTTGAGCACCATATAGAATTGTAAACTCTAACAAAACTATTATGACAAGTACTTTTATTATTACGTTAAGCATAATGTCCTTTCTAAATTTTAGCCTTAGGGTTTTTCTTTCTAAAACGATCAAACAGTTGTTTGATACGCTTCACCTTTGCAACAACATTATCTGTTTTTGCAAACTTGTGATGATTTGCATATGTAAATGCATCTTCAATATCTTTTTCGAG